CATATACCACAAGTCAAAGAGAAAGCAAACATTCGAGCAGTGCGTTGGGTACCCGCACGTGCATCGGGGTGTCACCGGAACCAGTTACATCAAGTAAGTAACTGGTTCCGGTGTGTACCCGTGCGCAAATCGTTGAGATACCTGAAAAAAGGAACCATTTTACCAAGGTAGGTAAAATGGTTTTGGAGGGATGGAAACCATCCCTTATATGAGTTATTAGTAATTACCCATTGTTGTCAGAAACAGACGGTCTAGGATCGGCAGATGGAGTCGGCTCAGGAGCTTTAGACTCTTCAGGAGCAACAAAGCCAAGATCTTCAAGCTTACTCCTCTGCTCAGGATCATTGAGCGCCTGAAGGAACTCAGATGGAGAATTATTGAAAGACGAGCGAACATGAGACGGAAGACTTTCAAAGTATTCAGTTGCACGAGCAACAGCATTCTGCGCAGTCTGAAAATCTGTAACGTCAGAAAAGTCACCGAACTGAATTGGACGCTTCGGCGAAAAAGGATCAGTCAAAAAACCGGTCTCAGCATACTTCTGAAGAATATTGTCGATCATGGTCTCATCTTTAAAGTGCTGTTGAGTCATCGACGGCTCAGTAAAGACAATGCCTTCGGCAGTAGCATTTGTGTGATTAATTTTGAACTTCATATAAGCTCCATATAAAAAAGTCCTCGCACTGCGCAAGGACTGATTAGAAGAATCTCCGTGTTGCGGCCGCGTCTGTACTTAGACTTCGGCCTTAGCAGGCGCGGCCGCTTTGGAGTCCTCAATCGCAGAAACAAAAGCTGTCGCAGCAGCAATCTGTGTCGGAGCAGAGGCTACAAGCTCTCCAGTCTCATCAGAATACTGACCGATCTCATAAAGAAAGAAATCGTCGGGATGCTGACCAACAGTAGTACGACTATCACGAACGAGATCAGAGAAAGACCGAGATGCATCAGCGGCAGAACGACTGAAGAACGGCGTATTAAAGACCTGAAGTTTCGAATCGAAAACGGAAAAAACTTTAAGGATCATGATTGATTCTCTTCCATAACGCGCCTGAGTTTAGCGGCTTTCAGTTCTTGGACGCGTTCACGAACTGAAAGACGTTGCGGCGAAGCTTCGCCAGTATCTTCAAAATCACGACCTCGCTTTTCGCGAAGACGCTTAATCTCTTCATAACGAACAATATCAGAACGCTCCAACAACTTATCAAAATAAGCTGGAGGATTCATCATAATCTTCTCGCTAAGAATAAGTCGATCATTAGTATAAATATCAGTCATGTACTTTTCACAAAAGTCATGACCAATGCCAGGTTTAAGCGAGCAATGACAAAATTCAGCAACCTTACCGTCGTAATGCTCAAGCTTTAAAGGACCTGTAATTTTCTTCGTAACATAACGAGCAACGTAAGCGGCAGTCTCAAAGTTAACTGAACCAATCGAACTAAAGCCATAAGGCCAAAGTTTCTCAAGCGTACGGCTACGATATAAGTTATTGCCTCGACGAATCGACCAGAGCTGTTTATCTACAAAAGTAACGCCAAAAATGATGGCATGATAGTGAGGACGGCCAAGCTTATCGCCATATTCGCCACACATAAAAAAGCGAAGCTGCTGACCAAAACGGCTCATGAAGTATTTACGCATGCGCTTCATGAACAGCTGAAAATGCTCGTAATGAAGTGAGCCATCGGCAGGCAAATGAGCATCATCATAAGTCAGCGTAAGAAACATATTGCTCTTATGTGACTTAGCTTCAACAACACATCGAGCGGCCCATTCACGAGACTTAGAAAGCCTGCAACCAATACATTGGCCGCAAGGAATTTTGAACTCAGAAAAAGGAATAGCTTTAGACGGATCAAACGTTATCGCATTACGTTGTCCATCTTTAGTCTTCTGACCAGCAAGACGATACGCTGTTATCGGGTGAAAGCAAGGCATTTTTCAAGACACGCAATATGAAGCTCACGAAGAATCGTCTCACGAGAAGAACGAGAACGAACCTGAAATGAACAAAGAGCGGCCCAAGGGCGATCGCGATAAAGCGTCCAAGTCACCAACTTACGACGACCAACATAGCTTTCTCCACCAGGGATAAGCCAGCAGACGCCAAAGTCTTTAAGAGTAAGCCGAAAAGCCGCAGTAGCCATAGCGCAGTTCCAAATGAAATTGAGATGTTCAAAATGATAACTATGACGACCGCGGCAGGTAACAAGGGTTAACGCTTAAATACGGAAACCGCCGCGCATAGGCGTAGCACGAGTATTCAAAGTCTTCGTGCGTGATGCACCTTTACGAAAAATACGCTTAGACGCCTTACGAGAAAGCTTATGACGACGAAGAGACATATAAACCTCACTTTTTAAAAAGTTTCTTAACAGCCTTAAAGGCCTCCCAAATAGCTGAACCAGAGTTCAGCAAAACATTAACAAACTTAATGATTACATCTATCATTTCGTAAGATGAGCAGCGCCAACTGCAGAATTTGTAATTGGCGCAGTTGAATTAAACGGATTTATCAGATTCATCCACTGACCAAATTTCCAAGCGCTAGAGTGCTCTTTCATATAATCAAAAACTAACTTCTGCTTCTCAGAAGCAATAGCAGAATTCTGAGTCATAAACTTCGCTTGCTTTAAATTCTCCTCTTGAATTTTATTAGCAATCTCTTGACCCTTGGTCTGAGACCACATCAAATTAGAAGAACTATCAGAAGCAACAGCCTGAGCACGCTTCAAACCAGCATCAGCCTGCAAAGCAGAATTCTGAACATAAGTCTGTTTCTCAAGAGCGTCCTTCAAATTCTTTTCAGAATGCTGAGTTGACGCTTCAGCACCAGACTTAAAAGCGCCAGCCAAGTCAGGAGCAACAATCGGAGGCGCGTTGCCAGGAGTGCCAGAACCGCCTGTAGCTGACAAAATCGGATTAAGACCAGCTTTGCGCATATCAGCAACTTCCCATTGATGCCGATTTTGCATCGCTTCTTTCTGATGCTTCCAACCAAAATACGCCGATAAAGCAGAACTACCTAAATTGGCAGCTCCGCCAATTGCTTCTGCCCAAGGGAATCCCATATCACTGTCCTAAAGCAAAGATAACAACAGTGCCAACAACGGCAAGCCAAATGACTAAAGCCATAACAACTCCTTAGAAGTGATCAACCAAGCCAGGCACTGAATACACAGGCATCGGACGAGCACACTTCAAACGAATATACGAGTCAAACAAAAACTGCGGCTCATTCTGAACGGCGATTACACGCTCAACGGGCGGATCATCTTGAATGAATTGCGACGAAAGAGTTGGCAAAGAGCTGAACTTCTGCGCTAAATGCCAGCTATCGAGCGGCTGAGGATCAGTCGAACGGAACTTACCAGTGATCTGTCCAGGGTAATAGCGGTACTCGGCATAACGCTCTTGATAACCAAAAACCTTATCGTCGTCAGCAGTACCTTGAGCATAGATCTCCTTGTTGAGAACAGCTTGTTCGCCAAGATGGGCAAGTACGGGCCAGTAAAAGTCAAAACGACCTTGACGAGACCACATGCGATTAAGACCTTGCTGATAAGTCAAATCAGCACGAACATTCACAAAGCCAAAAACGTAACCGTGCTCAACAAAAGACTTAGAGAAGCCATGGAAGCTGTCTGAAACAACACCATAAGCCGCCAAATTGCCTTGAGGCGTCGTCTCATTAGTTGAGGAAGTCTGCTGAACAGGATTGACCGAAATGCGAGCAGACGAACCACCGAGATATTCGGGACGCTGCAGACGAGCGTCAGGCGAGATTACACCGAAGTGAGAACGCAAGATCTCTGTGTAACGCGTACCTCCGCGTGCATCGCGCTCATAGAGCTTCTGGATCTGGAAAGCTTGACGAAGATCGTTAATAGAAATTGGAGTGGCAGACGACAAATTAGCAGTACCAGTCAGAGCAGGAATGGTAACGCCCACATCAACAAAAGAAGCAGAACCAGGTTCAGAACCATCGGAATTCTGCAAATAGAAAGAATCAATTACACGAGAACGAGAACCAGTATCGAGCATATAAGTCTTCGCATAAGGGAAAACAGTCAAAGCACCACTCTCATTAAGAGCAATCTGACCAAGACTATTCCCAGCAGGAATACTCACATCAGCAGAACCGCCAATCGAAATTTCAACGCCAGGACCTTTCTGCGGCCACGGCAAACATGACGTGAAGTAATCGTGACGCTTACCACGACGAACCAAGCTGTAGTCAGACAAATCGTCAGGACCGTCGCCAGTCGGAACATTCAAAGATTTCTGAAGATTCTCGTCTCTAAACCACTCATTGAAAATGAGATTGTAAGCGCGGAAAGGAAGCGCATTAACTTTCAATGGTTCACTGACATTAGTCGGAAGACCAAAATAATCCCACAAAGTTTGATTCTGAACATTCGTGCCAGAAACAGTAGGAATCAAAAAGTCCGTAGAGTCAGACGGATTTTTCCGCTCACCATTGAACTTCTGCCAGTTGTCCCAAACAAGGCGGTTGGGAACAAAGAAGAAGAAAGTCTCCAAATAAAGATTGTCCATGAACGGGACAATAGGAGTAGCCAAACGAGCAAAAAGCGTGGCAGTCAGCTTAAAACTATCTCCTGGCAAAACTTCGTCTACATAAAAGGGTACAAGAAAACCAGAATCAAAAGTTGTCTTATATCCATGAGAACGGTCAAAGACCGATCGAGGAATCTGAGTCGAAGGAATCTGAGAGAACAGATGCTGAGTAGAACGATTAACTGATGACATCTAAAAATCCATAGCTATAGATAACAAAAAAGGCGGCTAGGTCCGAAAGCCCTCTCGACCTAACCGCCTTACGGCTCTAAAACCAAGACTCAAAAAGCTTTATCACCGTAGGACAAAGCATATACCACAAGTCAAAGAGAAAGCAAACATTCGAGCAGTGCGTTGGGTACCCGCACGTGCATCGGGGTGTCACCGGAACCAGTTACATCAAGT